GGAGTAGGTTATAAGCAAATGATAACCGAAGTGCTTGGAGTCCATTTTTAATGGATTATGATATAGTCTGTTCTATATTGAGAAATATAGCTGAATAAGATCGGGATTGGACTTGCGAACCAATCTGAACATAAAGTTTAAATACGGCAAAAAAATCTTTGATAAGATTATGAACGCAATGCAACCAGAGTTTGATGATGAAGAACCTATCAATCCTTTTGACTTCTGGACTGGAGCTAACTTCCGTCTGAAGATTCGTAAGGTTGAAGGTTATTGGAACTACGATAAGTCAGAGTTTGATCGTCCGTCTGCACTTTTTGATGATGATGATGCTCTGGAAGCTCTGTGGAAGAAAGAGTATTCTCTGTCTGCTATTGTTGCTCCAGATCAGTTCAAGTCCTATGAGGATCTTGAGAAGCGTCTGAATTATGTTCTGGGTAAGAAATCTAATCGGGTTGCAGTTCGAGAACAAGAAGACGATCTTAGTTCCTATGAAACAACTCCTTCTCGTGAGGAGAGTGTGATTGAAGAACTGGAAGCTTCTTATCGTAAGAGTAAGGAAGTTCCCGAAGATCTTCGTCAAGAACTGAACAATCTTCCTAGTTCAAGTGATGAAGATGATGACGATAGTCTTCAGTATTTCCAACGACTGATTGATGATTGAGTTCTATCACTGATACAATCTAATATTTTCTCCTCTCTTCAGGGTTCTGGACACAAATTGGCCAGAACCCTTTTTGTATGGCATAATCTCATCCATATCATTGAATACAACATTCAGATATGATGGCTTCAGAACAAAGATGTGTCTTTTCTGATCTTCAAGTTGCATCTCATACTCATAGTTTGTTATTGCTTTGATAAAGGAATTTGATGGAACATAAACGGAGTAACCAAGACCTTCATCCCAATATTCATAATAATAAGAGTTTGCTGTAAGAGTTGAGTTCTCGGAGATGTAGAATAGAACTGCTTCGTTTCTTACTGATGAGAGATCTGGAGAAGCTATATTTGGAGTAGATGGTAGTTCATACCTAAAAGCATTTGGATTTCCGGATACATCTGTAGATAAAATTTCAGTGACTATTTGAGAACCATTGTATTCATTCTCAACTACATTTGCAATGGTTACCTGGCTTCCAACCTCTAATCCAGGAATACTATTCACCATATAAACAGTGACAGTTGATGATGGGATTACAGAATCACCTGATGAGATAACGGCAATTTGTGAGTTGAAGATTTCTACAAAGTTGCCATTGGTTTTCCAGGTAGGTGAAATTCTCAATCCACCACGAATAACAATTCTTCCTCTTGAGTCACGAACTTCTGTTGTTTCGTAATGATGTATTCCAGAGTATAAAGCATCATAAGAACCATACTTGTCCAACATCACGGTATCAAAGGTATTTTGTGTCATCGGCCATTCATCTTGAATGTTGATGATGTTATTGGAGAGAAGAACCACCCAATCAAGGGTACTGTCCTTATAGACCTTGTGTGCAACATTATCAGGTCTTTCATCACCAATGATGTTGTACTTGGTGAAGTAGTTGAGATTTTGAAGAAGGTCTTCTCTTAGTTTTCCTTTCTTGAAGAAGTTCTTGACTTCAACATAATCTGTGATACTCTGTTCTTCAGAATTTCTACTGACATATTCAAAGTTAGGAACTTGTCTGAAGTAAGGTCTTGTCATTTTAGTAACCTATTGAACCGGAAGATTGATAGTCGGTATCATATACAGGTTCAAGTTCACTGAACATAAGACCCAGGTTGTATTCAACCATAGTCCCATCTTCATACGTCATATAAGTTCCAAGAGGTGTGTAGCTCGTCTGACAGGAGAGGAGAGCACACTCTTTGATTTGGTTCAATCCATCATGTTCTTCACCACCTTTGAGGTATTTTATGAGGAATGTATTGGGGGCTTTTAGGAAAGCATTCCCATCTTGTTTTATTGGAGCCATATTCTTTTTAAAGAAATTAATAATTCCTTTAATTTGAGTTGCATCTGCCGAGTTTCTGGCAATTAACTTGAAATTAAAGGAGAACGGTCTCAATTGTGGTGAAGTGAAAAGAAGTTCCACATTGGGATTGAGAATTGCACCAGTTCTTCCTTGAAGATTTTGAATTCCAAGAATTTTTTCTGCCATCATAGCTATGACTGTATCCCTATTTTCCCCTTCGGCGTATTTTTTGACTTTTGACTCAAAGTTTTTCCCAAAAGATTCTTTGTCACCACCAAGAATAGCATCTTTGGCCAGCCCCAGGGCATCCTTAGAAATTGCATCCAACGATCCTGGAGACCAATCAACCGAATTGACATCTGAAATGGGTCCAGAAATGGGAAGAACTGCAACTCCCTTCTGACTTCTTGAACCAGAAGATCTGGATGATAATCCATTACCATCAATTCCAGAAGCTACATATTCAACGGCTGTAAATTGAATTACATCTTGTTGAGCTAAACTTAAGTCTGCTGGGTATTTTAGATATCCACCACCAGATCCACTGGAAGATGTGGTTGAATAACCATTTCCATCATCATTGGTTGGAGTAGATCCACTTTGTACATCAGATTGTTCTAATGTTTCTTTATTTTCGTCCAATAATGTTGCAGATTTATTGGGGTCCAGTCCAGCATTAATGGATGTTTTTATTGAAGCATCTTTGATGATTTTTGTGTTTTCATCAAAAGCAATCTTTTCTATATCAGTGAGATTAGCACTCTCTAGAGGAGTAAATTGTTTGGTTTGGGAATCGTATGTTCCCAAAGATGGAAATTGACCAAATGCACCACTTCGGTATATTTGAGTTATTCCGGTGTCTGCATTGACAACATTTGACAACAATCCACCAACTCCAGGTATAGTGTATTGATTTTTTCCTGGTTCTCCGTAAGTTCCTGCCATCGGATACTTTTTTATCTATTTAGTTCTGAATTTTGCATATGGTAATGAACGAAGATAACTAATCTCATTTGACTTCACTAAATGAAGTGCTCCGACAACCTCAATCCAAGTATAGTTTTTCATTTTTCCCCAGTGATAGTTAAATCCTTTAAAACCCCATCGTTGTATTTCAGTTACGGCAACTAAAGGATGTTCATCGTATTGAATACCTTTTGTTTTGGGGTAGTATATAAAGGTATAGTAGTTTCCTGGATCTGGAACATATTCAATCTCATTAAACACCTCCATAATACTCATCATAATCAAGTCGGCATCTTCAGACCCATCTAACTTCTTTTTGAGTTCAGATACTCTGGATTTTTGAATGTCTTGTCCGAAACCTTGTGCCATTATCGGATGCCTAAGTTGTCTTCTGTAATTATCTTGAACTCAATCATTCTATCCTTACACCATTCTTCTGCTGCTGCCCACTTTGCCTGGTTCATAGCATAAGTCTTCACTTCATTGATGTAAGTTCTTACTCTTTTCTTACTTGACTGAACAGGTGGAATAGTTTGTCTTTTTGGTTTCACTTCAATCACATACTTCTTAATCTCACCAGATTGCTCACGAACTTTGATAATGAAATCTGGAAAGTATCTTCTGACTCTACTGGTAGTTGGATCAAAGTAAGGTATGAAGAACTCTTCACTCCCATACTCCAGTATGTTTTCATTTCGATCACACCACTTCATAAACTTAAGTTCCCACGAAGAACGATAGATAATGTTCTTTGGGTCACCCAGATACTTTTGTGGGTTTTGTGGGTGAAAGTGCCCCTGATTGTATTTTCCGTCACGAGCCATTATACATAGTATATCGGGTCAAATAGTATTTATAGATGTCTTCTACAAAACCACAACCTGTTAAGATGTATCAGGTTAAGGAAAAACTTCTTAGACCTGCATTAACATCCACTTTTGAGTGTTATATTCCAAATCCAAACATTTCTGGAGTTCAGTTTTATGACTCTGAACTTCTCTCTTTTTCATGCTATGAGGCATCTCTTCCCGGATCAAATTTGTTGGCACATGAGGCAACGGATGATCATACTGGAGTTACTGAGAAATTTGCCTACAGAAAAAACTATGATGGTGCAATTGATTTGAGTTTTTATGTGGATCATAGAGATACTCAGGGATATAAAACTATCTTATTTTTTGAATCTTGGATGAGATATGTCACCAATGATAGTAGTGTCAATAAGAATTCAAACTTCAGTTATCGAGTAAAATATCCAGATGAACCTGGAACTGGATACAGAAAAGAATTGTATATAACCAAATTTGAAAGAGACTTCAAGGGAGATTTGTTAGTTTATAACTTCCTCAAGGCTTTTCCAATAGCTATGAGTTCAATGCCCGTCTCATATTCAAACTCTGATCTTC